CTGAAGATATTCGTAAGATGGAAGACAGCCTCAACGAACAGATTGAGCGCAACGTGAAACTTCAAGGTCGTCTAGATGAGTCTGCAAAAACTGTAATTCTGAACATCGTTTCAGAAGGTTTGGTAGACACTCAAAAAGACAAGTTGGCATCTCTAGCAGAAGGCGTAGAGTTTGAGTCGGAAGAGAAGTTTGCAGAGAAGGTTAAGACCCTCCGCGAATCATACTTCCCAGCAAACCCTGCTACACCTGCAGCAGAAGCTACTGATGAAGCACCAGTTGAAGGCGGAGAAGTAACCCCAGCAATGGCGGCATACCTCAATGCTATCAGTCGCTGGAACTCATAATAATTTAACTCCCTAATCCAATAAAGAAAATGTTTAACGCAGAACATCTTCAGGAAAAGTGGGCACCTGTTCTTGGTCACGAAGGCTCCTCGCCTATCGATAACCGTTACAAGAAAGCTGTCACATCTGTCCTCCTGGAGAACCAAGAAAGATTTATGCGCGAAGAGCGCGGTATGCTAAACGAAGTTGCAGTTAACAGCCTTGGCGCTGGTACTGTTTCTCCTTCTGGCAGCGCACTCGGCAACGCTAACACCGCTGGTCTTGCAGGTTTCGACCCTGTACTTATCAGCCTCGTCCGTCGTGCAATGCCTAACCTAATGGCATATGACGTTTGTGGCGTCCAACCAATGAGCGGTCCTACTGGACTAATCTTCGCAATGCGCTCACGCTACGAGAACCAAGGCGGCGAAGAAGCCTTGTTCAACGAGCCTGACAGTGCATTCTCCACAGCACATGACGCAACAGCTGGTGCTTATACACCTAGAACTGGCGCTGGTGTCGGTGGCGATTCAGAGGGTAACAACCCTGCACTTCTTAACGACTCCTCACCTGGAACCTACGAAGTAGGTCGTGGCATGAGCCGTGAGAACTTGGAGAAGATGGGCGAAGCTTCCCGTCTGTTCCGTGAGATGTCATTCAGCATTGAGAAGACTTCTGTGACTGCAAAGTCCAGAGCTTTGAAAGCAGAATACACCTTGGAACTAGCACAAGACCTCAAGGCTATTCATGGTCTAGATGCAGAGCAAGAACTTGCTAACATCTTGTCCAGTGAAGTCCTTGCAGAAATCAACCGTGAAGTTGTACGTACAGTATATCAGGTTGCTAAAGTCGGTGCTCAAAACAACGTTGCTAACGCAGGTATCTTTGACCTAGACGTTGACTCCAACGGCAGATGGTCAGTTGAGAAGTTCAAAGGACTTCTATTCCAGATTGAGCGCGATGCTAACGCAATTGCTCAAGAGACTCGTCGTGGCAAAGGCAACTTCCTCATCTGTTCTGCAGACGTTGCAAGTGCCCTAGCAATGGCAGGCGTCCTTGACTACTCCTCTGGTCTAACTGGTGCTGGTGGTCCTTCCATCGGTGATGTTGATGACACTGGCAACCTTTCGGTTGGCACAATCAACGGTCGCATCAAGGTCTACGTCGATCCTTATGCTGCTAACCTTTCCGACAAGCACTACTACGTCATCGGATACAAAGGTACTAGCCCTTATGACGCAGGACTATTCTACTGTCCTTACGTTCCCCTCCAAATGGTTCGCTCGATCGACCCTGACACCTTCCAACCAAAAATTGGTTTCAAGACTCGTTACGGCATGGTCAGCAATCCTTTCGTCACCACCAACGGAACCTACAATGGTACTCCAGATGGCGAAACACTTTCGGCAAACGCCAACATGTACTACAGAAGAGTACAAGTTATCAACCTCATGTGATTCATCACCAGGTTTCTTACAGACCTCCCTTCAAGGGGGGTCTTTTTTTGTCTAAATAATTAAAGACTATACCATGGGGTTATTATGCCATCCCTAGATGAGGCAGCTGCGAAAAGAGAACAAGCAGCAGCACAGAAAGAACAGAATAAACCAAAACAAATCGAAAAAGTTACCGAGCAAGTACCGAGCAAGTCACCAGTCAAAACGATTGCGTTGACACTAGGTGGACTCTTTGCCTTGGCACACATTGGTTTGTTAGGTTATGTAATTCACAGACCAGAAAAACCACAAGTTCCACAAGTACCTACAATCAATATCCCTCGTGGAGATTATTCGTCATACAGAATTAAAGCTGGTAAGGATGGATATGAGATTGAGTATCGTGCAAACGATCCTAAAGTTCTAGAGTCACAAAAAGCATTAGACCTCAATAAAAGTAAGAAAGGATTTTTTGGTGGTCAGCAAGTTGAAATGCGCCGCGAGTTCCGTCGTGATCAATTCACTATGGAAGGCACCCGTAATATGGGGGTAGGAGGCGCTGTAGACGGCGAGGGAAAGTTGACTGCCCGAGAAGAAGAGTGTTTAGTGGCGGACGCTGGCGCACGGTCCCAGGGTGCAATGGCAGGTAGTGCTATCGCTGCTGGTGTTGCTGTTCCTGCTGCTATGAGTATTCCATATGTAGGATGGTTGGCTGGTGGATGGGCTCTACTCCTCGGTCAAAAAGCAGGTTCCAGTCTAGGTTCTACCGTAGGTACAGTCTTTAATGACTGCTAAATAGTAGTGCTTGGGATGCTGACATGTCTGCTGATTGGTACAAAAAATTACCGCAAAACAGAAATTTCTTAACACCTACAGGGTTTAAATTTACCCTAGAAAGATTTGGTGGTGTTGATTTTTTCTGTCAATCAGCTAGTATTCCAGATGTTTCTATGCCAACTATTGAAGTGGCAACACCCTTTAGAGGTGTACCCATTATTCCTGGTGGTGGTGTAGAATACAGTGATCTAACGGTTCGGTTTATTATTGACGAAGATCTATCCAACTACATGACTGTATGGAACTGGATCAGAGACAATGGTAATTCAGAATCATTTGATGGAGAAGGAGAAGGATACTCTGATGGTATTCTACAGATACTAACGTCTAACTTCAATCCAAAATATAGTGTAAGATTTGAACGATTAATGCCAGTGCAACTTACTAGTATTCCATTTGATTTTTCAGTGGGAGAAGTCGAGTTCTTTACAGCTAACGTTACTTTCAAGTACACACGTTATACAATATGTGATTTAGGATTGCAACCTCTATGAATTTTAGTTCATTACATCAACGCTTCCAAAAAATTAAGGAAGAGTGGAACAAAGATACACAAATCGATTTTCAATTTAAGAACAAACAATACTCCGAAGATCTAGCACGACTTGCGTTGGAGATTCCTTTCCAGCACAATAAATATCTGAACCATTACACAGATCTTTCTCAAATTAAAACTTCATTAGAGTTTGAACATCGTAAACTCTTAAGAGATAAGAGAGAATATTATGGCGGTGAAGCTGACGCTAAAACATACGCAGAAAAACCTTTTGGTACTCACATCAAAACATCAGAGAAGATGAAAGTCTATCTGGAGTCAGATGATGAACTTATTAACACAGAAGCAAAAGTCAAGTACATTGATCAGATGCTTTACTTTCTCGATCATGTTATGAAACAAATCTCTAACCGTGGGTTTCAGATCAAAAGTGCTATTGAATGGGAAAAATTTATTAATGGAAACTAATGTCACATCTAGTTGTCAAGAAAAAGAATGAGGTCTATCTACAGATCTCATCAGAGCCTCACGTCCATCGTGAGTTGGCAGACTACTTTTCTTTTGAATTGCCAGAGGCAAAGTTTCTAAAACGCCAACCAAGATTTAGATATTGGGATGGTATGATCCATCTGTATTCTCCTGGTACAGGTGAACTGTATCATGGTCTCTTACCTCACTTGAAAGAGTGGTGTAGAGAAAGAGAATATGGTATTAAATTTGAGAACAATGATTGGTACGGGGAAGTAGAGGTAAGTAACGATTTCGTTTCTCCACCTGCTGTTGCAGATTGGATGAAACATATCTGCAAGTACAAACCAAGAGACTACCAGTACATGACTGTGTATAAGGCTCTCAAAAATAACAGAGGTTTGTTCCTGTCTCCAACAGGATCTGGCAAATCCCTTATGATTTATTCCATCGTTCGTTACTACGCAGCGGCTGATAAGAAGATTCTACTGATCGTGCCTACGACTTCTTTGGTAGAACAAATGATAAAGGATTTTAAAGACTATGGATGGAATGCAGATGAGTTCTGTCACACCATATATTCAGGCAAAGATAAGAATACTGACAAACCAGTTGTCATCTCAACATGGCAGTCAATCTACAAGTTTCCGAAAAGATACTTTGATGACATTGATTGTGTTATCGGAGATGAAGCACAC